ACCAGAAGCAAGAACACATGAATTTGGAGTAAAGAAAGGTAGACAGAAAGGTATAACAGACTCAAGAGAACTTATGGAATATGCAGAAGAATATGTAAACGAAGAACCAGCTAAAAACTACTTACAACCAGTAACAGATCTTTTAAATGTTTATGGAAAACAAGTCCAGAAATTACACCGTGGAAATGCTGGAGAACAAATTGCAGGTGGTTTAATTAGCCCTATTAATAGAACACCAGTTAACTTAACTAAAGACTTATTAACAGCAGTACCTATTGCAAGAGACTTTGTTGATAGTTATCAACGTGACATGGCAAGTGAAAATGTTTTCCAAAGAGCTTTAACTAATGGATATATGGCAACTGCTTCACAAATATTAGCTGTAGGCTATGGATTACATCAAACAGGATATGTAAGATTCAGTCCACCTCCATCTACAAATACAAGCGACAGATACCAAGACCAGAGAATAGGAATACAAAACTTTGGTATTAGTATCAAAAATCCTGTTACTAAAAAATGGGGGCCATTTATAGATTTAAGTCCTTTTGATTTAATGGGAACAATTTTCTCTTCTGTTGGTTCGTTTGTCCATAACTATTCAAATTTAACTGATTATGAAAAGACTAATAACCCTATAACAGGCAATGCTTTGTTTGCAGCAGAAATGCACACCATATTTAAAACAGTAAAAGATGTTGGATTAGGTCAAACTGTCAAAACTGTTATGGGTGGAATGTTAGAAATATCAGATTTAATTAGTGGGACTTTAAGTCAGAGAAAAGCTTATGAAGGCAGCAGAAATCCTTGGGAAAGATTCTTATCAAACAAAGCTGTTAGCTGGTATCCATCACCTATAAGAAATGCAGCTAGATCTTTAGATCCTTATATCAGACAAACCAAAACTTCTTTTACTGTTAATGGTGAGAAACATAGAGGAATGTATGTAAATATTATTAATAGTATTTTAAAAGACACACCTGGATTATCTCAAACACAACCCCCAGTCTTAGATGATATAACAGGGCTACCAGTTCGTAATTCTTATATCTTAGGATCTAATAATTTCAAACCTTCAGAACCAATACTTAAGCTTTCTAACGATTTATTCCTCCCACAATCAGCATTTAAAGCTAGAGATAAATCAATTAGTGACGCACATCAAGAAATCTACAGATTACGTGGTCGGGGTAGTTATTTCCGTATGTGGAGTCCAAGAGTATTTAATTTACCAAGAAGAAAGTTAGATGAATTAGAACTAAATAGATTTAAAGTTATTGGTACTCAAGAAATTAAAGTAGGTGGAGAAACACTTGAAGAAGTTTTAAATAGAACAGTCATCCGAGATCCACATTACAATAACCTTCCTGACGAAAATGTAGAAGGACAGACTTCAGAGAAGGTTAAATACCTTCAGAATATAATTAGACCATTCGCACAGAAAGCAAAAGAAGTCTACGAGATAGAACTAATCACAGAATATAAAGAAGCTTTAGCTAATGATCTACCTATTAGTAAAAATCATCTAGGCAAATTAATCCTAGAAAACGAAGCAAGAAAAAATAAATCCATGTCTATCAACCAAACAGAGGTAAACTCAGGAGTAGATAGTTGGTTGAACACCCCAAGCCTAAATTAAGCCATGAGTTACACAGCATCGTACATAGTAAATTCTTCTTCAGCGCAAGGGACTACTGACTTTCAGTTCACCTTCCCTTACATCAAAGAAGAACATATAGAGGTCTACCTCAATTACAGCAAGCTAACTCAAGGATCAGGATCGGCACAGTATCAAGTAATAACTAACGTATCTCCTAAACTTATACGACTAAATACAGGAATAACATCAGCAAACTTAAGAGTAGAAGTAAGAAGAAACTCATCACTTGCTACACCTCTTGTCGATTATGCAGATGGTTCAACCCTTACTGCTAACGACTTAGATACAAGTGTTCTACAAAGTTTATATATTGACCAAGAGTTAAAAGATAACCAAGGTAAAACAGTCAGTGTTGATGAAGCTACTGGTCTTCCTTCAATGGGAGAATCTAGTGCTGGTAATTTAAGACTGACTAAAGTTGCTGATCCAACAGCAGCACAAGATGCAGCAACTAAGAACTATGTAGATACAACAGCCGAGCCTAAGAGTGCCAAGCTAACTGAGCTAGCAACAATGGGCCAAACTACAGCTAATGCCCTAGCTGAATTAACAGAAGCCGAAGTCCAAGCAATAGATGGTTTAACTGCTAGTACTGACGAATTAAATAAACTTGACGGGGTTACTGCTACAACTGCTGAACTTAATTACGTTGATGGTGTTACTTCAAATGTTCAGACTCAACTAGACGCAAAGCAACCTTTAGATGCTGAGTTAACAGAACTCGCAACAATGGGTTCTACTACAGCTTCAGCTTTAGCAGATTTAACTCAAGCCGAAGTACAGATATTAGATGGAGCCACTGTAAGTACAGATGAGTTAAATAAACTTGATGGAGTTACCGCTACAACAACAGAACTTAACCATGTTGATGGTGTCACTTCTAACGTACAAACACAGCTAGATGCGAAACAACCCTTAGATGCTGAGTTGACAGAACTCGCAACTATGAGTTCAGGCACAGCATCTGCATTAGCTGATCTAACACAAGCTGAAGTTGAAACACTAGATGGTTTAACTGCTACAACAGCAGAACTAAATAAGCTTGATGGTGTTACTGCTACAACAGCAGAATTAAATAAAACAGACGGTCTAACTTCTACACCTGTAGAACTAAATACTTTAGATGGAATCACTTCTAATACTTCAGAACTAAATAAATTAGATGGCGTTACAGCCTCAACTACTGAATTAAATATTGTCGCTGGTAAATCCTTTAAGACTTCCAGTGGAACTTTAGACACCACTAGCGATACAGAGATACCAAGTTCAAAGGTTATTGCTGCTCACGTTGCTAGTTCTCAAACAGCTATTGGTGGATTTACTACCATTGCTGACGAGGTTTCATTCCCTAATACTCAGCCTGGAACTGGAGTTGTAGTCAGTATTAATAATGCTGCTGGTGTTGTAATAAATGGCTCTGGAGTAAGTACATCAGGGAAGAGAGTTGATAACACGACAGTAACTATTAATGGATTTCCTAGCTCGTTAAACGGAGAAACACTAGCTGCTGGTGTTGGATTAATTGTCGTATCTACTTCCACTGCCAATACTTATAGCTATCACAAGATTCTTACAAGTGAAACAGATGTTAAACAGTTAAGTGATGACATTAACGATTTCAATAGTCGATATCGAATAGCTGGTTCTGCACCTGGATCCAATAACGATGAGGGTGATCTTTACTTTGATACCGCCGCTAACAAGATGAAGGTGTACAACGGTTCAGCGTGGGATGACGTTGCATCAGTTGGTAGCTTCTTTGTTAATACCTTGTCAGGTGCAGGTGGATCTATTGGTAACTCTTCAGGGAATTTCGATGGTGCTGCAAAACAATTTACATTAAGCAACCCTGGTACATCTGCTCAACAACATATAGTCAGTGTCAATGGAGTCATTCAGAAACCTAATGCTGGAACAGGAGTTCCATCTGAGGGATTTGCAATTAGTGGTAATGACATAATCTTCAGTGCTGCACCTGCATCTGGAAGTGATTTCTTTATAATTACTTGCGGATCAAGTGTAAGTATTGGTACGCCTAGTGCTAACTCAGTTAACTCAAGTCACATTATTGACGGAAGTATTGTTGATGGAGATATATCAAGTAGTGCTGCAATCTCAGAAGGTAAGTTAGACATACATAACGCACCCTCAGTAGGTAAAATACTTAAATATACATCCAATGGGATGGAGTGGGGAGATGGTGCTTATCTACCTTTAGCTGGAGGGACTCTTACTGGAGATACAGTAATCAGTGGAAGCAATGTTGAATTCAACTTCCATGACAATGTTAAGGCAGCTTTTGGTACGGGGCATGATTTTAATATATGGCACGATAGCGTAGCTGATAAGACTAATTTTGATGGTGATGTTCGGTTTCTAGGTGCAGCGTCAAATATACAATGGGACAAGTCAGAGAATCAGCTTATTTTCCAAAGTCCAAGTACAGGAGCAGCTTCTCCTAAAGCAAGTTGGGGAAGTGGTGGAAGTAGTTATGCGAATTTAAACATACAATTGACCACAAGTGAAGCATTAATTAGTACTTCACATACAGACCTAGCCTTACAAAGTGGAAATAGTAAAGATATAAATCTTGGATCTAGTAAAGATATTAATTTTTGGAATACTTCGGGTGCAGGCAACTACTACATGAGGCTGAGAGAGAACTCAGGTAGTGATCAATGTGTTGAACTTTATTATGGAAATACACCAACCAAGCGGCTTGAAACAACATCATCTGGTGTCAACGTAGTAGGTGCATTAACTGTTAATGGAGCCGCTCTAGAATCATCTCCTACTCTAACTGGAGTAGCTGATGGTGCGCTTCCTATTAATAAAGCAGTCTACTTAACAAGTGCTGGAAAATTTAAAGCACCAACAACAACTTATGTTCCTAAGAATGGTCCTACAAGTACAACTGGTCAATCTGCTACAACAATAAACTCTGGTGCTGGAGGGAATATATTCGCTGCATTCAACCCAGATTCAAACAGCCAAAGTGGATCAGTCGATAGTTCTAACGGTATTGCACTAGTCGGATGGAGAGGTCATCATCCTGATGGTTCTGGATACGTTACAGAAGGGACAATATACTTAACAATTACACATGGTGGCTCAACTACCTTAGCTACTAGCTTGATAACCCCTGTTACCCTTGATACTGGTACATGGTATTACGCTTCTCCAGAAGTAGAATACATGGGAGATAATTATTGGTTTGTTGTATGGACTACTCCTAACGCAACTGGAGCCATAAAAGGCAGGACCGTCCATTGGAATGGATCAGGATTAGATCTTGGAACAGAAAATAATCTAATGTCTAACGGCCTAGCAGGTAGAGATATGGCGATACAAAGGATAAGTAATACAAGGGCAGTTGTCTTTTGGAATCAGGGTGATGAGAGTGGTGGAGTAGGTGTTGATAAGTTTGGTTATAGAGTTATTGACTTCTCAGGTTCTGGTACAAGTAGAACTTTTAGTGGAGGAACTGATACTGAAGTAAGTTCTAGTATAGGAACTCCAGCAGATAAACACCGTATTACATGTGCTTACGACACTACAAACAGTAAGATTGTAACAGCAGTTCAAGTAGGTAATGATATTAAATATTTGGCAGGTGCAATCTCAGGTGGTACAAATGCTGGCACTATAACTTGGGGCAGTACTTATACGCTTAGCTCTGCCTCTGCAGCTTGTCTGCTATATGACTCTAATGATAATAAATTAATTATAAAATGGAAAGCTGGTATTCCTTCTAGTAGTGGTGCAATAACTGCCGCAGTACTATCAACAAGTTCTTCAAATAATAATCTAAGTACATGGACAACTACTACTTCTAGTCACTCTCAGGGTGCAATGAATGGTAACAATAGAGAATCAGACGGTTTCGTTTCAAGCCGTAGTAGTTTCTGGTTTTCTTATCAGAACGATAGCAATTCACGTCACCATATACTAGGTTTTACAGTTAGTGGAAATACTATAACTTGGATATCAAGTGAAGAACAGATACATAACCAAAACACTCAAGGTGGTTATCGAAGGATGATTTATGACTCAATAAAAGATAGGTCAATGGGCTTTTCTAATGCTTCTTCTGGAGATCATTTAGTAGCAGGTCAACAGGATCTACATAATGCGACATACACCATGACTACTGCGAATTATATGGGATTTGCTAAAGCCGCATATAGTGATGGTGATACAGCAACTATTAAAACCTTTGGTAGTACAGTTACAGGGTCTAGTTTAACTCCTGGGAGTACTTACTATGCTCAACCTGATGGCTCTATGGCTACTACTAGTGGAACAGGAACTGTCAAAGCTGGCACAGCTATAAATGCGACTACACTATTCCTTAGAGACCACGGTTCATTCTAAATTATGGCATTAACAAAAATTTCAACAGGCGGCGTCAAAGATGACGCTGCCAGCCAAGCCATCATTGCAGATGAAGCGGTTGATGAAGCAAGGCTACAGATAAGCAACGCTGGCTCTAACGGACAATTCCTACAGAAAACAGGTAATACTGGTGGGTTGACGTGGGCTGCGGCTAATGAATACACCCACCCTAACCACTCTGGAGAAGTAACTTCTACAGCAGATGGTGCTCAAGTAATAGCAGATAATATTGTAGATGAAGCTAATTTAAAAGTAGATAATACTCCAACTAATGATCATGTATTAACAGCTAAATCAAGTGCATCTGGTGGTTTAACATGGGCTGCTATACCAAGTTCAGATCCTGAAGTATCTATAGTAGCTTCAGGTTCAATATCTACGGGTCAAGTAGTACATTTAAAGAGTGATGGTAAGGTACAAGTTCCAACAGCCATAGCTCAGGATGTAACTGATGCCGTAATAGATAGCAATACTAATCATTATGAACCAAAGGGATACTATGATTCAGGTCAAAATAAGATATTTGTTGCTTATAGAGATTCTAATAACTATGGATCAGGTGTTGTAGGGACAATAAGTGGTACATCAATTAGTTTTGGAACTCCTGTAGTATTTAATAGTCAAGCGACTTATTATATACAAGTAGGATACTCTGCAAAAGCTGGGCACGGCGCAGTCATGTATGACAAAGACAATTCTAACTACAATGCAGCTCAAGCAGTAAAAATAAGTGGAACTACACCATCATATAATGATATTGAAGAAGTAAATGGATGGGAAGCTGGTGCATCTGCAGGTTGTATTAGTGGTTCTGGTTCTGATGACGAAGGAATGGCATTTATCTACAAAACAGGAACTGTTGGTGGTTATATAGGTGTTAAGAGACTCATAGCTGGCAGCTATTCTAGTCCATCACTTACCAATGGAGGAGATGGTAATATTAGTAACAGCGGTAGTTGGGGAGCTACTTCTATAGCTTATGCACCTGATCCTTCTTTTAGGCATTTAGTTACATGGTCTACGTCAGGCTCTAGTGCTACAGGTGTATATTACAGAGGTATTCATGTCGTTGGTCAAATAGATGCCACTGAAACTAGTATCCATACAATTGATTCCTGTAGATGTACTGGCACATCCATTGCTTTTGATACTACAAATAAAAAATTCTTAATTGTTTATAAGGATCATACAAATAGTAAAGTTAAATGTTTAGTAGTTGCACAAGAGATGTCAGGAGGTTCTTGGCAACTTACAAATAGTTCAACTACTGACGTTTTTTCTAGCTTTACTTCAACTCTTGGATCTAGATCTTTAGAATTTAATCCTGATATTGGAAAATTCGTTTTCCATTATCCATCAAGTAGCGGTTCTAAAATTAGGTATGCAACTCTAAACTCAAGTGATAATGACGTTTCTTGGAGTGCGGAAGAAAATGGTAGGACAAATGCCGTTAATGATATGGTGCATGTTGTGTATGACACAAGCTCTAATCAAGAAATCTTTGGATATCTAGGTTCTAGTACTACTAGTAGATGGGGTATAAAAACACCAGCATCTTCAACTATTAACACTGCTAATTATCTTGGTGTATCATCTGGAAATTATAGTGACGGAGATACAGCAGTTATTAAACTTTCAGGATCTACAGTAGCATCATCTTCTTTAACCCCTGGAACACAAATTTATTCATCAGATGCAGGAGCACTTTCTGCAACGGCTGGTTTAACTTCTGTTGTTGTTGGAAAAGCTCTAAGCGCAACTAGCGTATTAATTACTGAATAGATGGAAATCCCATCCATAAAACTATGAAAGCAATCGCAATCACTTCTTTAGCCCTTAACGTACTAATTATTGGTACAGGTGCAGGTCTTTACTTCAACAGAGGAAAAATCATTGACATGGCACTAGACAAAGTAAAAGGAGAGATCCCTTCATTAGTTAAAGGGTCAATCCCTTCACTTCCAGGCAAAACAGGATTACCTAAGATGCCTCGCTTCTAAGCGTGGACCCAATTCAAGATATACAAGTTGGTGATATTTATATCCCCGACACAATTATCAATGTCTCAACTACCAATATTCCTCAAGCTCAACCAATAACTCTCCAGCTACAAGCACCTAATCTTGTATTTGAAATTCCTGGCTGCGTAGAAGCACATCCAGATTCAGGTAACAATAAGAAATTAAGAACAGATGACGATAGAGGAGTTCAGGTATATTGTGATGCAGGGATGCCTTCTTACAATCCTGTTGATTACAGGCCAGAAGATATAGAGCCAGTCCCTCAAGCTATTACACCAAAAGTTAATACCGACAAAAAAGACAATTCTAATTTGCAAGAGACGAACAATGATGCGTCTGCTGCAATTCCAAATGTACAAATTCCGAACATTCTCCCTTGTCCTAGACCTGACGATTTACCCATAGGAGCAATTGGGAAGTACGGAACAAAAATAATTAGGGGGTACAAACGAGATGGAAATCAATGCAAAGTCTTATACGAAGAAAGAGCTTTACTGGAAGTTGTTAACACTTACACTCCTCCACCAACGACACTTATTAATACAAGTGCGATAGCAATTGGTTCGGTGGTCGGTGTAACTCTCCTTGGACAACCACTAGCAAAGTTCGTTCAGAAACAATTAAAAGGTCAAGTCAAATCTTTTTCCAAGAAGATCACTAAGAAGATTCTTGCTCTACGGGGGAAGAAACCAAAGGTTCTGTCTTTATCTCAAAGGAGAAAGGAACAGAAGGATCTGAGGAAATAGAATGAACGTGATCTATGGGCTTCTCCTTAAATGGTCTGGTCAATATGTCGGAACAAATTGAAAAAGCAGGACTCTTAGGATGAAAATTAATTCCTTGAGACTTAAATTTGCTGCACTCACGAAGCCTGGCAATTTCAAAGTCAAGCCTCTTGTTAGCCAGGATCTGCTGTTGTATTTTCTCCTGGGTTGTTGCGGCCGATAAACACCGAGTAGTAAATCTTTTATCCAGTGGTACTGAAAGTGTCGCTGAAATTCCACCTGTAATGGAATGTGAATCCTTCTGTCCTGTTCGTACATCCTTGTAATACAAGATACCACCAGGGTTATCGATGATTCCATCATCGTTCACATCGGTTGTATCGTAAACAGGATCTTGGTAGAAACTTTCGTAAGGTCGTTTAAGCGATAACGCTCCAGTAAGGAAGGGTGTAATACTTAATGTAGTTCCCTGGCACTGGATTCCATTACCGTACGTGTTGGTATGGAATGGTCCTTGTAGGACTTGTACTCCCTGATTAATGACGGACCCACTAGACGAAGCGTTAGGAGCGGCGGTAGCGCTAACGCCGCCGACATCACCAGCGTAAGAAGGCAAAGCGTAGTTAAACGTGAGTAATCCATAAGCTATTGTTGAAAGATACTTGTTGTATCGGTGATACTTGTTTGATCGGTTGTACGCTGGATAATTGTTTGCTGGCTGACCCCAGGAGCAGCGTATGTTTCGGTAAATTGAAACGATGCTCCATCTGTTTGCAGTTGCCAGTCGGGTTTGTTGGAGTGATTTAAACCAACCCATGTGTAAGTAATGCCATCAGTAGTTTGAGAAGGGGCGGTAACAGTTGTTGGAGACACAGATGAGCCAGAATGTTTCATATTTGTACCCGTAACTGAGTATTGCCAGCCTGTATTTATGTCAATTGAATTAATTGTCTCCGTAATTTTTGTACTTGTTTCCGTGTGCGAAGTAACAGATCCCTGTGTAAATTGAGGAACCACTGGTACAGCCTGAACAGAAGGGCTAAGCACAAATAAGAGAGATAGAAGGGTGCGCACAGGATTAATTTCATCGTACGGTAATTTCATTGGTTACTTGACCTACAGCCGTAGTATTTGCGCCCCCTGCTACGACCGTAACAACCCCAGAACTCAGTACAGTACCCGCAAGCGTACCAGCCACACCGCCTGAGATCGTAGTGGTACTACCGAAAGCTGGCATATCAGCAACTACACCGCTAGTTACGTCTACACCACTTCCTATTGCTGGTATAGCGTCCCCTTGTTGCCAACTTTCCGTTAGCGAAAACGCTGATCCTGCTGTATTTATCTCGTACGTCCCAACATCAAGCGTAGCTGCTGCTGAAGCTGAACCAGCCGTGAACTTACCTATATGCTCCCCAGTGCTGACCTTTATATTGGTTCCCGACACTGCGTAAGTAGAAGGAACTCTGGTCGCCTGAGTACTACTGGCTCCAACTGTTAGAGAAGTAGAGCTAGAAAGCTTGGATGTGATCTCTGCTTGGCAGGGTGCCGCTAACAATAAAAGGATTAACAGCTTCTTCATTTAAGTTTTCCTGTCTGTGGATCTATTTCTTTACCAGAAATCGGATCGATTCTTGGTTCGACTGGTATTAGTTTAACAGGAGTTTCAATCCTTACTATTTGATAAGGAACACCACCTTCTGCTTTCTTTTTCTCTTCATCAGCTTTGTAAGTTCCATCTCCTCTTTTCTTTGCAGTCTCCAATCCAAAACTGGCCAAAGCCCCTGTAAACACTGAAGCTATGAAGGTTGGATCTATTCTTTCTTGCTCCCCTAATCCTGGGATAGTTACATAATTAAGTGTTAATATAAACCCCGACCAAACTACAACTCCCAATCTGACAAATGTAGAAAGAACTTGTAACTGTTCTTGCTGATCATCTAATCCTTCTTTCAATTTTTGCAAAGGATTCTTTTTCTTTTGATCAGTTGCTGGTTTTTCTTCCATGAAATTCAGTGGTAGGCCGTCTTACACTAGACATAATTTGTTATTTTGAACAGTGGCAGAGATTACAGCAGCAATTATTGGTGCAACAGCCAGTGTATTCATCATGTCACTTAGCAATGTAAGTAATCGTAGAGATAGAGATACAAGAGAATTATTTAACCGGCTTAATAAGTTAGAAAAGACTGTCGCTGGTCATCATCCAGAGCGTAATCGTAACTGGAGAATCTAGCGAGGATCTTGTGGAAAGACGTGGAAACTATCAACAGGGAAATCTAACTGTTCCCATACATCTGAATTAGCTGCAATATCCATAGCTGAGTCAGGAGTCTCTGCAATTACAACTGTCTGGAAGCCTCCAACACACACAGACTCATAACCAACAAAAGAAGAAGGGATACGCACAACCCATCCTCTAGGTTCGTATTTAATGGGTCCCATGGGTTTCGATCCATCCGTTCTTTGGGTTGTTTTTGCCGACCGTCTCAAGAGGTACACCAAGGATTTGTGCATCAAGGAGACCTTCAATTTCGCCCTTGTAAGCAGCAAGCTCCAAATCCCAAAGTTCAGCGGCACGTTCTTGGATTGCTCTGTTTTCATCTATAGCAAGAGATTCATTCCAGTATTGGACAGCACTAGCTAGAGCGTCCAATCTGTCATCATGTTGTAAACAATTTCTATCGACAGTTAGATGAGTTAATTGATGGAAAAGCTGGTAGGCCAAAGCAGTTTCAACTGAATCATCTCCTCTACTTTTAGAATCATCTTCAATAACTGAACGATTAATTATTAAGCGATGTTGATTTAATACTGGCTCTAAAGCATTAATAATCCTTCTCTCTTTCTGAACATTGCTCCTAGTCGGTTCAACAGTGCAGGGATAGATATCTCGAAGGTATGGCTTTAAAAGGCTCTCCATCATGCCTTGACCAAATTGATCTTCCAAGAGGATTAACTTAACCTTCCTACGCTTTGCAGCTTCTGCTATACCTCTTAGAACAGGTTCCGTATAACCTTCACGGAATGAACCGACCTCTAAGACAAATAAATTACCGTTGAGATGAGCGACAATTGCATAAGCTGTTTCATCCAGACCCTTACCTGAAGGATCGACAAACATCACACAACCTTGGAACTCAATCCATTGCCCATGTATAAAAGCTGGCCTGTGATAATAATCTCCACTAAACCCAACAGCAGGTAAATCACTAATTCGATACTCAGCACCAGATGACCAAACAATTTTCTCTGGTGCATCTTGATTTAATTCCATTACTACTAGATCTGACAGCCTTAAAGGGAAGCGATCTAAATCACTAAGGGTTGTATCTAATTGAAACTGAAGTGTGAATTGCGACTTTCCATAACTAGACTCCCTTTCTAATAAATCAATCTCACTAAAGCGGTCAGGATCTGTTGGATGATTCTTTTTCTCTGAACACTGCTCCAATATCATCGGAGCTAGTGCATTCCCATACTTCTCAGGTTTCTTTGGATACCTTGAAGGCCAAATACGACATTCATATCCTTTTGTTTGCAGCTTGTTATAGATACTTTCTTCCGTCTGAGGTGTACCCAGGAACATAATTTCTCCTCCTGGTTTCAGAATTGCATTAAATTCTCCGACAGATAACAATAATTTCTCTCTCATCCCTACTGTCCAAGCTGTATTAGGAACTTCAGCGTCATCACTCAGTATTAAATCAGCCCTACTACCAGTAAGCTGTCCAAAAATACCGACAGATTTAACAGATGGTGACTGATCTGGTGTCGCTGGTCTTACATCAAACCTATTACTTGCACTTCTTTGCTCATCTCTATCTGGTTCTAAGCACTTCAATATCTCCATCTCCCTAATCAGCCTTAAACAAAACTGTGCAAAGTCATCTGCTCGCATCTTGCTGGCAGATACAACCATGATCTTCTTCTGTGGATCATTCCTTAGCAGCCATAAAACATAAGCTGCTGCCATCCAACTCTTACCAACTCCCCTAAAAGCTTCAATAATCCTCCTCTTTGGTCCATCCTGCATGTATTCAGCTATGTCTAACTGAACAGGTGTGGGATTAGGAAGCTGTAAATGCTTCCAGACGACAACTAAAAAGTACCTAAAGTCATCCCTGAACTGATCAGGTAGCTGCACCCACTTCTCTTTCACTTACTCAAGCCCTCTTCTTCTTAAATGCTACGACATTCTCTATATCAGGTAACTGTTTCGCTAGATCTCCAAACGCAGTACCTTCCACTGGCTGCGCACTGATCTGATTATCTTTCAAAAACTGTCTGAGCACATTCACATCTGCTACCGTCATCTCCCCAGACACTAACTTATCCATAAACCACTCAGCTAATCCTGCATGTAAATCCCCCAATACCTCTGTCGTATTCTTCCTAGACATAATCTCTCAGTATTTTCTCTAATCATACACATGTTTTGGCAGGGGTCTCACCCACCACAGGAAGACCCCCTATTAGCCTCACTGGTACAAGACTAACTACCCTAAATTCTACTCCCCAAATCCCTTACTATCACTAACTGTCCATATATGAATAGAAGTTACTCCTTATCCCACCTATAAGATCCCGCCAGATCCCCCCTATTAGATATCTATTAGATCCTCACAGATCCCATTTTTATCGGAAAAATGTGAAGGGGTAATCGTTATGTAAGAACTAGATCGATACCCCCCATCGTGTCCAAATCGTGTCCAAATAAGGGGGGAGGGGGTCTAATCGGTTGGTATCACTAGGTGGTATAACTGTCATATAAGCAGTTAAGCAAGGCTATCAGGTCGAAATCTGGACAGTTTCAGAGGGTTGTATTCCTTTTAGTTTGTAGCCGCAAAGAACTATCTAATATCAGTTGGTATTGAAAAACTACTAAGATCTGATATAATGAAGGAGTACCCACCACAATTCATTATGAAGTCAGTAAGGGACGGTCTTAGTCAAGTTGGTTACGCCTTAGAGGATGCCGAGAAAGTAGTTGATGCTCTCAAGGAACTAAGGAAGGTAACGACAGAGGAAGACTGGGACAAGATGAACGACATGCACCAAGGGTTCTTAATGGAGTTATTGGATGCAGCATGCGACCTGGAAGAAACCATGAAGATGGACCAGGACAAAGACGATAAGTAACCAGGCTTAGGGAATGGTTCAACTCCATTCCTCGTCATTCCCTCAAAAGAGGGACGACCCACCACAAAGAGGCATTATGCTTTCACCTTTATTTCTTGCACTAGAAGAAAGATTTGATTCTATTGATGAGTGCCGAGACGTTGCCCAACATGGGTGCGAAATGGGAGTCAATGGTTTTATTTACTACTGGGAGACAAAGAAATTTTTCAATGAACACCAAGTAGAAATTGAAGCTTACCTTGACGGTATTTATGGGGAATCACTTCTGGAAGACTTGAGCAAGAATAATGGAACTATCGACCAAATCATTAATGAGATGGTTTGGATAGTTGTCAGAGATCATTGCAGTTGTGTCGCTGGTAAAGCTGACGAATTGCAAGCGGTCTGACTCTCTCCTCTAGCCCTTCGGGGTTAGATGAGGGACTCACTCCCTCACAAATCCCACCATTTTATTTATTTATCGTGGCAAGAGACACTATTGCATCACTAACAGAAGACAAGAATACCCTTCTTTCTGAGTTAGAAGAACTAAGACCAATTAAAGAACAATTAAATTCTTTGGCTGTTGTCTTAGCTGTAGTTTTTATTCTTGGAGTTTTGTTCTAAATGAAACTCACTCTTACTCTTGAGACTGACAACGCTGCCTTCACAGAGAGAAGCGAACTCAGTCGGATTCTTCACAAGCTCGCCACTATGGGGCAATGGGATAACCTTCACTCCTACCTGGGAGAAGGTGAACAATCCATTAGAGATAGCAACGGGAACAAGTGCGGTACTTGGTGTATTACTGAGAACGAACTTGAATTAAGGAAGGAAGAAGCACCAACAGGGACACCTGTTGCATATCTCCAAGACTTCCGAACTACCTGTGAGCCTGACTAATGGAACCAACAAACGAAGAGATTGAAGCTGGCATCATTAGCGATGTCCTTGTAAGCATGGGCATGGCAATGGTTGGTCAAGGATGTCCCGACTCAACCAAAATGAGATACGGAGATATGACCTTGGGTGACTGGAAAAAAATGGTGCGAATGAATAAAAAAGATGAGAAGTATCTAAAAAAAAGATACGAAGAAGAGTCAGCTATGTATAGCGAGGCTCGCCTAGCTAAACACCAGAAAGAACATCCTCTTTTTGGTAATGATTAGGCACACGTTTGGGACAGCGTTAGGTTTAACTATCTACGCTGTCCTCTTTTTATTGCTGGCTAATTCACCGGCAGTACAACAACCTACGAGGGATAACAGTGCGGCGTTTCCAATTGGAACAGGCGTGTCAACCCTCGCATAAACCCACCTTTTAAAATGCAAACTCACAAAGTTCAAACAACTATTGGTGATGTCTATCATCAAAAGGTTGTCACTCTTGCAAGTAAGAAGGGCATTAGTCCTTCTTCTATGTATCGCAGGGCCATTGAAGAATTTATAGAAGATAAGTACGCCTTAATTCTGGAGAAACTTCAATGACTCCTACCGAATCAACTAAGAAGATCACTTGCAAGGACGGTGACTGCAAAGTTACTGAACTCTTTCAACCTATCCATAAGTACTCACGCACTGGCTTTGATGGCAAGCTCATTAAATGTCCTGAGTGTGAGTCAACAGTGCGAGTGTATGGCTTGGCTTGGCGTTCATACCCATGCGAGAAGTGCAACAAACGCATCAGTAAATATAGATGGATGATTGAGAATGAACTTGAATGAACAGCTACAACTAGAGGAGGAGATGTTTACAAATGGGAGAAACTTTTCTCGCTTTGTAAGTAACTCTTTTAAATCTAAGAAGATGGAGTCTCTTTCTAATTGGGGAGAGACTCTTTCTTGCGTAGGTTTTAATCAGATAGTTGACCACATAGAACGCATACAAAAAGAGGTCCAGTCAGGCAAGGCGGGTATCACCTATGCAAGACTTAGACCTCTGACTTTGCTTCCATCGCAGATCGTGGCTGCTACCACAATCAGAACAATAGTAGATCAACTGACTTGTTCACCATCTCTTCATCAAATCTCTATGGAAATAGCTGATAGGTTATGGATTGAAGCGATGCTTAACAAGTTAAATAAAAAAGAATTGGCTAGATATAACAAGAGTAGACAAAGGAAGCGACATAAAATAGAGAACTTAAAGAGGATGGATAGCACTGAACTCTGGTCTAATAAAGATAAGATGTGTTGCGGTAATTTATTAGTTGAGATTGCAGCTAAAGAGACAGGGTTCTTAAAGATAATTAGATGTGATCAGCCACGTAAAAAGAGAAGGGTTGTTGAACCAACTGAAGAATGTCTGAAATGGATAGCTGACGTACAACACAGACAAGAAGTACTAACACCTCACTATCTACCAACGATTATCCCTCCTAAGAAATATGATAAGTCTTGCTATGGTGGGTACTATAATGATCGCATACCCAACCCACTATTTAAAACTAATAACGATCTAATAGCTAGTCATTGCAAGGGAGATGAGACTTATATAGAGGCAGCAAATATACAGAGTGCTGTTGCTTGGAGACTTAAGACATGGATGCTTGATCAGGTACTACATGCTTACGATCAGAACCTAGTTGTTGGCTGCTTGCTTCCTATTAGTGGATGGCCTGTGCCTCCATATCCAAAGCATTTGGATGAGGATCACCCCGACATAATTAAATGGAAGAAGACAGCACGAAGCATACATATAAGGAATGAGAAAACTAAAAGCACAAGGTTGGCTAATGCAATCTTGCTTAATACTGCAAGGAAATTCAGGGACACACCTGAAATTTTCTATCCTCTTAGCTGTGATTGGAGGGGTCGTCTTTACTATCGACCACCGTATCTAAATCCACAAGGTAATGACGTAGCCAGGTCGCTGCTTGAGTTCAGTTACTACACATATATACAGACAGAAGAACAGGCGAATTGGTTACGCATACATGGTGCAAATTTATATGGTCTTAAGAGTGACTTCCAAACAAGGATCGATTGGGTATTTGAACATGAACAACTAATCATGGGAGCAGGTAATGACCCGTGGACTAACTCTCAATTCTGGATGAGAGCAGATAAGCCATGGTCTTTCTTATCTTTCTGTCGTACCTATTACGAGTGGAAGAAGGAAGGACCAACATATAAATGTCGTCAGCCGGTGATGCTGGACTGCACTTGCTCAGGGATACAGCATTATTCAGCGTTGCTTAGATCTAAAAGTATGGGTGAACAAGTGAATCTAATTAATACAGATAAGCCACAAGATATATATACGAGTGTGATGACGAGAGTTAATGAACAACTACGACAAGACAACAATGAACACTCAAGAAAATGGTTAATGCTTCAAACAGATAGGACACTGGCTAAGAATCCTGTGATGTGTCTTCCTTATAGTGCAACATACGCATCCTTCTATACCTTTGCTCATCAATGGGGAATTAAGAGAGCTAAGAATTTATATGGCAATACAAGTTGGTTAACAAAGGATGGATCGATGCAAACGATTCATTACATGGCGAAGATATTACACAAAGAGGCGAGTGCTTTGATACAACCAGCAGTTCAGGCGATGGTATGGTTTAAAGCTATAGGTACAAGAGCAGGTAAGAATGATACACCACTTACATGGACTACACCATCAGGATTAACAGCACATCAGCAATATAATAGTACAAAGAATACAAGGATAAGACTTAAGTATTTGTCGGACATTCACTTAGACATTAGGGTGCAAGATGACTGTCCCACACTGAATACTACTAAGATGGGGAATGGATTAAGTGCTAATATCCTGCACTCATTTGATGCTGCTCATATGTGTGCTACTACCATCAAAGCTACCAAGAAAAATGTTATTAATATAGGAGGAATACATGACTGTTTCTTAACAACTCCAAGTGAGATGAGTGCGTTAAGAAATGCTGCAAGAGAATCCTTTGCTGAGATGTATAAGGAAGATTGGCTTGCTAAGGTAAAGGACGGGCTGAAATCACAACTCACCCCGACACAAAAGGAGGATCTACCAACTGAACCCCAGTTGGGTTCATTAGATCCAACACTTACACGAAACTCAACTTATTTCATCACATGAAAGAACTGGATCTCAACGGAACACAACTGAATACACCAGAGAACTCAATGCTTAGCCTCTCATGGTTGGTTGAAGCAGATACTAAGTTTGCTCCTCATAAATGGAAGACAGATATTGTCTGTCCTTATGGTGAAGCATCACAGAAATTAGGGAATGGTCTAGATAATTGCCTTGTTCAATTAAAGACGGCAATTAAGGCTGCTTATCCTAATAAAACAAATGAGGAGCTACAAGAATTTATTAAATGGAATAACCTCCCATATTCTTGGGGGCCATACTTAGATAAAGATGGCAACAAAAGACAAGGTTTTCCTGATGATAACTATCTAGTGATACGCACTAATAAAAAAACACACAAGCCTAATGGTACACCTAATACTGCACCAGTAATGTTTGACAACAGACAGCAAGAACCATTGAACGATACACAGAAGAAGAAGTACATAAAGATAGGGCCATGTACCACAGCACAAGTAGCTCTATATGTCTTCCCTTACCACAAAGATGTTGGTTCAGGTCTTGCAATTACACCTTCTGCTATAAACATCAAGAAGTTCATACCCTTTGGCAGTCAAGCTCAGACAGCAGAGGGATGGGGATTCACAGTTGATGCACCACAACAAGAGTCAGGAACTCCAGCAACCCCAAATCCAAAGGATAACTTTGGCTTCTAATTACAGGAGCAAGTTCGAGGCACGAATAGCCGCTAGCCTACTTAAAAAAAATGTTTCGTTCTCGTATGAATCCGTACTACTACCCTACGAAATCCACTCAAAATATTGCCCAGATTTTGTACTCAAAAATGGTGTCGTTGTCGAGACCAAAGGCCACTTCTCCAAGGAAGATAGACGAAAGATGGTTGCGGTTAAGACGCAACATCCCAATCTAGATATACGACTGTGCTTTCAGAACGCAGCAGTCAAGCTAACTAAAAGAAAAAACTCCATGACATACGGCGAGTGGGCAACTCGCAATGGTTTCAAGTGGAGTAACAACACAATCCCACCCGACTGGTATGGACAAAGAGATTAGATGGATAAAGGGCAGCTTCTACCGAGAAGAATCCCCAGGTAACTGGGAGCCTTATGACTCCGATGCACCTCCTGACACAGAGAGAGTGCAGAACATTAAGAAACGTATAACTGAATTGAAAACCATGCTTAAGCACATTAATGAACATTAAAAAACGACAGCTAAATGTCCGAATAAGTGTTGATGAATATGCAGCACTTGAAGCAATGGCTTCTATTGAAACAACAGAACTCTGTCCTTGTTGCCAGCAAGAATGGAAAGCTCCTGAAGAATATAAAGGAGAAGCAATAGCTACTCTTGCTGCAAAACTTTTATCAGAAGCAATTCGACAAAAGGCAAAGAACTAGCAGTGTCTTCAAGCAAAGAAGTTAGTAGAGGGTCATGCCCTAACTGCGACACAACAAAGGGATGCGTCACCTTTGACGATGGACACTCACATTGCTATGCGTGTGATTCATCTTTTCAACCTGAAAGAGAAAAGGAAAGAGAACCAATGCCAGTAGTCAGGTCAACAAGCAAGCTGCTTAAAAACTTGCAGCCATTCAAACAAGAGTGGCGTGGTATCACTGTCGAAACACTTAACTTCTTTAGTTACACCCAAGCTTTCTATCGTGATCAGCAGGTACACGTTGCCACATACAACGATCAGCAAGGGTTGCCAACTGCGCAACACCTGCGATTCAGAGACAAGAAGTTTAACTGGATAGCTGATGATGGCATAAGTGACCTGCAAATGTGGGGTCAAAGCAAGTGGCGACAAAATCATGGAAGAGATTCCAATGTGTTCTGTGTTTTAAATGAGGGCGAAGTCGATGCCTTATCTACGTCACAGGTACAAGGCAATAAATTTCCTGTCGTATCAATACCTTCAGGTACTCAGTCAGTTAAGAAAGCTATCGCTGCAAATCTTAAGTGGCTGAGTCAATTCGCATGGGTTGTTATTTGTTTCGACAACGATGAGCCAGGACAAAAGGCTAGTCAAGTTGCACTTGAACTACTACCTGCTGGTAAGGCAGCTATCTGTCGTATCCCTGAACCATATAAAGATGCCAACGACATGCTTGTTGCTGGTAAAGGTGCAGAGTTAAAGGATCTACTATGGAAGGCACAACCTGCACGACCTGATCAGATAAAAGAAGCATCAACCTTATGGGATGAGCTAATAAAACCAGGAGCTAAGGCTGTATGTCCTTATCCGTGGGAGAAATTAAATAACTACACCTACGGTTTCCGCAAAGGTGAGATGGTAACTCTTTGCGCTGGCTCAGGGACGGGAAAGAGTACGGTATGTAGAGAGTTAGCCCATCATTTTCTCACGCAAAATTTAAGAGTCGGGTACATAGCACTTGAAGAAAGCTTGCAACGTACCCTTCAAGGAATCATGGGGGTTGCACTTAACAAGCCCTTACATTTAGATGAGACTGTCGAGATCCCCAAACTGAAGTCGGCCTTTGACTCCCTCCTAGGATCAGGCCGTCTTTTTTTGTACGATCATTTTGGCAGTATGGACGTAGATAGACTCGTGGAACAGATTACTTATCTAGCTACAGCAGAAGAAGTAGATGTAGTAATACTTGATCACCTAACGATAGTTATCTCTGGACTTAGTGATGTAGATGAAAGAAGAGCGTTAGACATTACATGTACCAGGCTTAGACAATGTGTTGAAGCCACAGGCATAGGACTAATACTTGTATCTCACTTGCGTAGACCACAAGGCAAGGCACATGAGGAGGGAGCAAGCGTATCACCTTCTGATCTCAGAGGTAGCAGTGCAATTTTACAGCTATCAGATTTATGTATTTCCTGTACTAGAAATCAACAAGGAGATCCAGGTGAACGCTCTGAATTACAGCTAGGAATCCTCAAGAATAGATTCAGTGGCAATACAGGTGAGGTAGATAAACTTCTGTACGATGACAAGTCGGGCAGGTTAGTACAACAATCCAACTTCTTTACATGACTCTTATTTTTGATGGTGATCTACTGGCCTACCAATCTTGTTGTGCAGTAGAGGAAGACTTCAAGTTCAACGAGTACCAACATGTACTTGTATCAGATGAACGTGATGCCCTTGACCTGATGGCTATGAAAATAGAACAGGCACAAGCGATCACAAATGATAACAAAAAAATTATCATGACCTTCACTGACTACCCAACCTTCAGACACACGGAGGTCTATCAAGATTACAAAGGTAACAGAATAGGTAAGCGTAAACCTTTAGCACTAAGGGATGTCATCAATGCAACCAAGAGGTATTACCACACTGTTGTATATCCTGGCTTAGAAGCTGACGATGTAATGGCATTACTTAGTACAAGTGGTGACTACAAAGATCCAATCATTGTGTCGGGTGATAAGGATATGAGGTCAGTACCCTGCACTCTCCTTAGGAATGAAGAGATTGAAATCATTTCTGAAAAGAGGGCAGATAGAAATTGGCTTTGTCAAGCACTAACAGGTGACAAGGTAGATAACATCGAAGGTCTTCCTGGTGTTGGCCCTGTTACTGCTGAAAAAATATTAGGCGACAGTGAATCAGTCTCTGATATGTGGGATAAGGTAGTCGGTGCTTATGAAAAGAAGAAGCTGTCGTATAAGTCAGCACTTCAATCAGCACGACTAACAAGAATACTTAGGCATGGTGAGTACAATAAAGTCACAGGTAAAGTCACACTCTGGGAACCCACCACATGATTGATGAAGAACTTTGGCCCGAGATTCCTGAAGTATTAATCAGGAAACTAGAAGAGATCTACCCTGATAAATGTCCATCGATAGATACAAACGACAGAGAGATATGGAGGTACGGTGGTCAAGTGGAATTGGTAAGGATGTTAAGGTCTGTATATAATGAGCAGAACAACATCGAGTAAAGATGGCAACGTCAGCAGCAATACAGAACATAGGCCAAGGTCTTTTAAATAGAGACTTTGGTGCTGATGGTTTAGCTTATTGGTCTGCTGAATATGACAAGGCACAAGCTGATGCTATAGCTGCTGGTAAAACAGCAGATCAAGCAGCAAAGATAGCTGATACAGCAGTAAGAAGAAACGTAGCTAGATCTTCAGAAGCTAAAGGAGTAGCAGGTGTACCTGATTGGTTTGAACATCAAGACCATGATGTTGCATTAGGTGTTAGAACAGAGGACTGGTCTAATAAATTACAAACATCTAACCTTGAAAACTATTTAGATCACCAGAATTATTCTTATGGAATGTTGCAAGGTAATACTGTTGGACAAGAAGGTAGTGAGTGGTGGGGTTATCAAACGACACAAGATATACAAAGCCACTTAGCACAAGGTAAGAGTTGGGATGAAGCTTACAAAGCAGCAACAGACAAAGTAACGTCTGACATCTCAGCTAACACAGGCCACCAGAACTATAAGAAGTTTGGAACAATAGGGTATGGCAACCCATTAGAAATAAGCATGGGTGTTGATGGTGACGGTGACTTAATAACAGAAGAAAGATATTTAAACATGCACCCAGATGCAATCACCGATGGTACTGGTCTTGGTGGTGGTAGCAAGACTGCTACTCAATACGAGTTAGATGATGATGGAAACATCAAGCTAGATGATGACGGCAATCAAATCGTTGCAACTGATGACGATGGAAATCCAATAACAGGTACTCCATACCAATGGAACTATGTACCAGATGACAACGCACCTGGTGGATACAGGATTGAACCAATAGCCTTTGATCAGACTGGAACAACAACAGGCCATGACTTTCACATGGCTAACTACCAAAAAGATGGAGCCTTCCAAGGTGGTGGTGGTGCTAATCCTTTTACTATCCCAACTGGTGTTCAGAATGTAGACGCTACACAATTCACTTCAGGTGGTGCTGACAAACTAGACCTTGCAACTTGGGCTGAAACTCCTGCTGGAAAATTAGCTATTGAAGCTGGTAACTTTGATATAAAAAATAAATGGTTTCAAACTGGTGGAGATGGCAACCTTTACAGCACAGCAGCAGCAATAGATCATTCAACAACTGACAGCAACCTTGGCATAGCAGCAGGAGATACAGTAAACATAGACTGGGGTGGAGGTTGGCAGACTAATCTTTCAGGTGGGCCTAAGACTTCTAATTATGTACCTCCTACTCAAGAAGGAACTGGTGGTGGAGCAGGTGGTGGTGGTAATACAATTATTAATTTAGAGACAGGAAATAAAAGTACAACAGCAGCAGATAAGCTAGTTAAAAGAGATGATAGAAGTGCGTATTCAGGTGCAGGAAGGAAAGGATTTAGTACTATCAAGTACAAGCCAACAGGTAACGTCAGTACACTTGGAATAGTCTCATAGTAATATCAAGCTATCATTAAGTAACTACAGAGATTAGCTATGTGCGGTGGCGGTGGCGGTGGCTCTAATGAAGAAGCTAAGAAGGATGCAGAGAAGCGTCATCAAGAGAACCTTGCTCTACAGAAAGAACAGATGGCAG